ATTATCATTGCTTCCAGCCGCCACATGCGCTTGTCGAGTGCTTCTAGCTTTTCTTGCACAGAGGCATACCTGATGGCACATTCTTTTTCGTGCGCCTCAAGTTCCATCTGTGTTTTCATTACGGGTTCCATCGCCAGCTTCATCAGTCAGCGTCAGCTATGGTCAAGTCACCGGCTGCGACCTGTCGCATGATTTCGTCGTAGTGGCGGTTGCCAACACGCATGGGCACAGCACAGTGTTCACCATCAATATCACAGATAACACAGGTATTGTTGCCTTCGGGGTCTGCCCCATATTTTGCGTTTTCAATAAGCATCTATTACAACTCCGCATCCATCTGAACATATGCTGCCGTATTAGCATTTGCGTTCCAATGCCCAAGCACATTTGCAGCACTGACATTGCCGATATTCATATCAATCCATGTCAAATCCAAGCCGGTATATAAAGTATTGAAACTACTGAAAGCGACTTGCGGCCCGTGATTGAAACCTGTGTTGCTTTGTGAAATTGTAGGTTCAGCCCTCATTTTACAGTTGTATTTTAAATGAGCCTTTGCAGATGTTGCACTTGTAGAAAATGCAACCGACCACGCTGTGTAGGCATCATTAGCTACAAATCGCTGAAAATACCTCTCGCACCTAGTCATCTCATCGCCAAATGACCGATGCTCAAACGGCGTGGCCTGTTCGCCGACTTCCATTTGGATGCCGGTGATGTAAAAATTATTAGCTGCGTCATCCCCAATATTTACTTGACCTACCGCCCGGTTAGCAGATGTTGTTGCTTCCCAAGATGTTGCCAGTGTTCCCGATGTATATGTAGAACCGGCTTGAAGCCACCAAGTTAGTCTGAAACTTTCTCCGTTATCATCATTCAATGCTCCAGATGTGTCTCCATCAAATGTCACTTCTTTGTATTCAAAAGTATCAGCAGTAGAGACTGTGTACGCTTTTGATATGCTTCTTGTGTTATCTCTGTCTTGTATTTCTAGGATATGTGTTCCTGTTTTTGGAGAACGCACGTAAAAAGATATCGTCACTTTTTTTGCACCGGACGTACCTTTTTGTAGCTGCTGCAAATCTTGGCCTTCAATCCTATAGTGTAATTGAGTAAAATCTCCTGCACTAAGTGATGCATCTGCAGTAGTACAGTCTAATTTTAAGCTGTTAGAAAAACCGTCAGGGGCGGTAGAGTCTTGGCTGGCTGTATAAACAGTGGAGGTTCCGTTCATGGAAAACGCAAACCTATCCGTAACAAGATAGCCCTCGCTTGATGTGCTAAACGTAGCTGACGTAGCCCTCTGCGCCACCTGCATCGCACCGTTGATAATCAGGTTCCTGTTCGACAACGCCGTCTGCGAACCAATCAGTGCGGCTAGTTCTGCTGCCTTACTCATGCGAGGTCTCCATTAACCGTATAACTTCTGCTGTTACTGTCCTGTGAGCCGCTAAGATTGTGGGTTTTCAAAGCGACTGCTGATGTTGAACGAGGCGCACTTGAAACCAATTCTTGGATAACCATAATCTCATCATTATCTCTAGGTGTGCCATTAGCAGAATAATCTGCGTTGGTCATGTTGCTGGTAAAGTTTGTTGTTGTCACCCCTGTTTCTTGGTCATTTATACTAGACACGTTCAACGAATCTGAAAGAGTGGGAGTACCATCACCCTCTATAAAAGCCCACATTTTTGCACTGCCCCCTGCAACAAAGCTGGTGGCAATGCTGTTGTTCCCGCTGGCATCCTTCAGGGTGTTTACTCTCAGTTCACTAGCCATTATGCGAGGTCTCCGTGATATTGTGAACTATTTGTTGAGTCAGACTTGGAGCCAGAGTCAACAAAAGTATTTACTTCAGCGTGTGCAGTTGTAGCCGTTTCATAGTTTGAGTATTTTGCACTGCCACTAAACGCAAAACCTCCACCAGAATAGTTTGCATTTGCCATAGCCGACGAAAAAGCATAACGGTAGTATCCGGTGTTCAAATCTGTTCCCGAACTTATATTGAATGAGTCTGTAAGAGATGCGTCATTGCCGCCTCTAACCCACGCCTTCGCCAGCCCCTGCTGCAAATTCGTTGTGGTCGAGTTGCCCTCGCCGGTAATCGCAATAGACCCAGCCGTGGCTACCCCTGTGATTGTATCGACTTTGAGTATGCTTGCCATTATGCGAGGTCTCCGTGTGCTGTAGCCATACACAATTCTGCGTCAGCTAACGCTTCAGAAAATTTCAAGAAATCTAACTGAACTTGTGACGCTGTTGGCGGTACGTCATGGGAAACGCATGTAGAGCCAACATAACTACCACTGTCGTGAGTAGAGTTTGCTGTAATTATATATGACGCATCTCCCATAGAAGAGACAAAGGCTATCGTTGTCAGCCCTGTACCACCGTCTGCAATACTAGATGCGTTGAATGACTTAGTTATGGCTTGCGTACTGTCTTGTTCAAAGTTAGCAAAGAATTTTGCCGCAGTCTGCTTTGTCAGTCCTACCGGCCCCGTACCCGCCTTGTCAGCAATCGTGTCTACATTCAATACGCTGGTCATACGATGCTCCAATATCCGTTAACAGTGACGGTAGCACTCTGCGTAATCGGGCCAGCCGACACACCGTTCTCATCGCTGTCAATCGTGATGTCTGCGCTGATGGTCTGACCGTTCAAGCGGATGATGCTGTTGTTGCCCTTGAATGGGTAGCGTGTGTCTGCCTCAGTCTTTGTGTAGGCATTGTTCACAGAGAACACATCGTACACGACCATCTCAACTGTATCATTCAGGCTGGCCCCAGTTACCAACACAACCGTAGTGCCTGTCGTAGCTGTGTAGTCAGTGCCGGGTACAAGAAGCACACCGTTCTGGTACACGTCCATGTACAGGCTGTCTGAGTAGTTCAGGACACCACTGCTGGCATCACTGCCACTGAATGATGTCTGACCGGCAGTGGCCTGATACTGGTAGCGGTTACGAACACCGGCTGATGGGGATTTACCTATGTATGGCATGGTTGTTCCTTATGGTGTCGCTGCGTCCATCGCAGTCTGGTATGCAGTCTTCACAGCATCTGACCACACGGCATTGCAGATGCCCTGCACCTCAGTGCTTTCGCCAGAGATGTCTGTGTCGCCCCAAGTGTCGTCTGTCTTGGTGCTGCATTGCAGGACATGCCGATGGAAGCTGCGGCTAATCTCTGTGCCGTCACGTTTAATGACAGTGGCGGTGCGTACCTGTACGGCTTTGTAGTCGCCTACCACTTCAATCTTGTCTTCTAGTGTTTCTTCTGTCAGTGCCATTTTTATCTCCTTGTGGCTTGGACTGTCCGACCCTCACCTCTGGTGGGGTTATGCTGTGCGATAACAGCCAGCAATGTGTAAGTTGTTCTGAGCATTTACGCCGGAATCAGTGCCGACAAGGCTATTGCCAGACCCACGATACAATCTAATCTGATTACTGTTAGTTGGAATTTCCAAATAGATACCAGTGTCTACATTGTAAAAGTTGTTATTAAACGTAACCCAAGCACCGCCCTGACCATAAACCATAGGACTAGCCGCCGCTGATACGAAAGGGATGTTATCAATTTTAATTTGATTGCCGTTTGTTGACGCCGCACCGTTTGTTACATCCAGTTCGAGTGCAAAGAATACAAGCTGACCTATCTTTACATAGGTTCCATTCTGGTCTTCGTAGCTTGAACCAGTGATGCCGCCAGTGAAAGATGGCGTGAACGTGCCTTCCTCATAATCATCCAGCGCATTTGCCGCCGCCGTGTCGCCGTTGAAGGTAAGACCTCCAGTCGGGAGAATACGCATACGTTCAGTTAGTGAATTACCAGATGTAGGCGACGTTGCAAAAATAAGACTGCCACCATATCCAGCACCAGAATTGTCATTGCGGCAGATAATAGACGCATTCGTGTAATTCAAAGACGTTGCAAAATCAATCGCAGTAGCATTTCCGGCGACGTAGCCAGTATCTGTGTTGGTAAGTTGAATTATTGGGTTACGGTTTGTAACACCGCTAAGTGCAGGGTTTGACGCATTAGCAACTTCAAGGGTTACAGTTGGTGCCGCAGTGCCTATTCCAATCTTATCGGTGCCAGCGTCAACAACCAGCATATTAGCGTTGCCGTTGCTTTCAATACGGAAGTCTGTATCCGCACTGCTCTCGTTAAAGACAGCAGCACCATCCTGCGTAAACGCACCTAGTCCGTTACCTGTTACTTTGGTCAGTGCCACTGTCTATCTCCTTATGCGTAAGGGCTGTCGCCAAGTACGCTTGTATCCCAAGCTGCCTTGAGTGCTGCAATGTCGGCAGCGTTAGTGATTGCAGATGCAGCAGGTGCATCACGCAGGGCATTCTTAGCTGTTACAGATGCAGCCTGTGCATCACTGTCGCCAGCTTCCAGTGCCTTCATGTAGGTTACGTCCTCTGCCTCAAGCAGTGGCGCACGTACCTCACGGATTTTGTCCTTGAAGATTGCTTTGGCTGCATCCATGTCCTCAGAGATGACGCTGCCACTCAATGACCATGCACCACGAAAGTGACGGTCAGAAGGAACGGTAGCCGATGAGGCATCAATCTGATTCCCGTCCTTGTCTACGATGTATGTTGTTGCCATTAGGTTTCTCCCTCTTAGGCTGCTAAATCTGTGACGCCAAGTTCTTCAGTAATCTTCCAAGCATTGCGCCACTCTCGTGTGCCGGGAAGCTGTTCCTTGCGGCAGATAACCATCTTCGGTTTGTTGCCTTCATTCCAAGACCGCCATACAGACTGTGGGCAGTCCTTCATAATCAGGTACTCAATGGCCTGTTCCTCTGTCATTGCATCGACAGGCTTGGTGTTGTGCAGCAGGAAGCCACGAGTGTGCTTCTTGAAGTCAGGCTGTGCTTCGTCTTTGGCTAGTTCCCAGTACACTTCGACAGGTGGCAGGATACCGCCCTGTAGCGCACACGCCATCCAGTTAGGGTCAGGAACCAGTATCTTTGCACATTCATCAATGCTGTCCTCATAGACAACCCGATAGTCTGACTGCACACCCTCAAGGTTCTCTTTGGCCCAGCAGAGCCTATCCCATAGATGTGTGCCTTGAAACTCTGGGGTCACTGTCATGCGAGGTCTCCCAAAACTATAAGCTGCGCTTCTGAAACATCCGCAACAGAGCCTGTGCTTCCTACACGATAAAATGTATCTACATATACTACATTCATTTCGTTACCAGAACATACGTTAGTGCTAGCGTTACCAGCAAAACCAGCGGCTGCGTAGTCATTGTTTGCCATATTGTTTGTGTAGTTTGGGCGGTAGTTACCTGTGCCAACATCCGTAAGACTGGCGTAGTTCAGGCTGTTAGTAATGGCTGTTCCTGCATTGTGCTGTATCCACGCCTTCGCACTACCATTCACCACATAATTCGTAGCCAGCGAACCCGCAGTCGAGTGCGTCAGGGTATCTGCTTTGAGTGTACCGAATGCCATCGTTTACTCCTTAACAGGCCATCAAGACGCACGGCACAAGGTAGCTGCCATCGTCATAGGTATGTGAAACATTGGTGCTGGTCACCTTTGCAATCGTCTTTGACCGCACAATGTCATCGCCCTGCGGCTTGGCAGTGCCGCCACCGGCTGACATCAGCAAATCGCCTCGTGCTACTGTTGTGCCGCTGGCAATGCGGATGACCATATCGCCGGTCATTGCGATGTTCATGTCGGCGGTGAAGTCGGTGTCGTCATCATCCCAATTAACAAAAACGCCAGCTACATTTGCGTCACCCTCGACGGACGACACGGCCATACAGTTAAGCTGCTCGTTGTCTTCAGTATACGCTGCGGTTCTTACATCACCCACAGACACACCGTCTGGCAATTCATCATCAGCCGTCCACAGGACTTCTGCATGTGACCACACAGCCATCTGGTCAAGGTTGGTCATCACCGTGCCTTTGACTAGGCCATCAATGCGGTTGCCGTCAGTGGCTTGTGACCAGCGAGAAAGGTGGCCACCGTTGTATGAAACAGTGCTGCCGGATACAGAAATAGTGCCTTCCTGCGTGCCAGCTTGATAAAAAGCTATCAAAACGCCGTCATCTCCGCTTCTGTTGAAGCGGCCCGGAGCCGAACCGCTAGCACTAAAGAATGCAATTCCTGTGCTACGTAGTGATACTCCTGCCGTTGTATTTCCTACACCGGGGCTGTCTGTAGAAGACTGGCCGAATAGAACATGACCGCTGCTGTCGATGCGCATACGTTCTGCGGCATTCGCCGTAAAGCGCATAGAATTGCTGCTGTGTGAGTATGCAATGCTACCAATATCAGCATCAGAGGCATCACCGAAATAGATGCTTTGAAATGCGCCATCGTCACCCAAAATTTGCAAGTCGCAGCGTGAAGCATCTGTACCCTCAAGTACAAGCCCAGCATCTGATTGCGGTGTGCCACCACTTGCAGCGGTCTTTACAACTACGTTGCCCGTGCCATCAGGGTCGAGGGT